TGAATCCGATGAATAAGCATAAGCGGCAATATGATAATGCCGTTCTCGATTTGCGTGAGAAGGAATTTAATCTAAAGAACTTTTAAATGGTGGTGGAATCGTGGCACGTGCAGCAGTAATTCAAAGTTTTTATGCTTCAATGGCATGGCAAAAGTTTAGGGCAAATATTATCTTGGAGCGAGGTTTGATATGCGAAAGATGTCATAAGTTAATCGCAAGCAAAGGCGATGCGACGTTACATCATGCATGTGAATTAACCGTTCATAATATATTTGATGCTATGATTGCACTTAATCCCGATAAGGTTGAGTTAATCTGTAGAGAATGCCATGATATGGAGCATGCGAGGTTTGGACTTGGTAAAGGTAAACAAGTATTTATTGTTTACGGTCCACCTTGTTCAGGGAAAAGTGATTATGTATATCAAAATAAAAAAAGAAATGATTTAATTGTTTGTCTTGATAGTCTGTTTGAAGCTATCACTGGATTGCCAAGATATGATAAGCCTGACAATATGCTGACCAATGTTCGTAGTGTATATAATTTACTAATCGATCAAGTTAAGACAAGGTATGGTAAATGGCAAACAGCATGGATTGTTGGGGGTTTTGCTGATAAATATAAGCGCGAGAAGCTTGCTGAGGATCTTGGGGCTGAGCTGGTGTACTGTGAACGCAGTAAAGATGATGTAGTATCTAGAATTTTAGATGATGATCGAAGGCGTAATCTAGAAGTTGAATATAAGAGATATATTGACGATTGGTTTGATAAATTTAGGGAATAGAGAGTGTAAGACAGTCCCCCCGGTCAATAGAATTGTATTCCTAAAAGCTAAACCGAGGATTACTCCCAATTTTTATACACACTAATTTTTTTGAAAATGTCTGGATGGTTTTAGAAATAGTTTACGCTTTCCGGATGTTTTGAGAAAACTATAAATATTACCAGAAAGTAGATGGTTAGATGAGCAAGCAAAAACAGTATCAATTGGAGCTTGATAAATGGAATGAGTTATTTTCTTTAACGACTCTTGAAACGCAAAAGGCCGCATCGGGATTAATTGCCAAGGTTGCCTATGTGCATTCCCTTTGTTGGGAACTTGAACAGGCTATAAAGATATCGGGGGCTATAAAAATTCATCCCACTAACCATGAGTTACAAAAAACAATACCAGCATTAAAAGAGTATTCTAGAATGACAGATAATTACGCTAATATAGTTAATAAGCTGAATGGATTAAGAATTAGGAATCTGGTTGACGAAGATGATGAGCTTAACGATTATGAATAGGATGTGTTGTAAGTGATAGCGGGAAGATCATGGGAAGAGTTTAGAGAATCAGGATTACTATGGTGGATAAACATGGTATTACATACATTTGGATGGGCAATTGTGTTAAATATCAATGATGATGGAGAAGTTTTAGAAGTGTATCCGGCTAGAGTGATTTTTCGAGGATTTGATGAAAAGTACAATACTGAAGGTTACATTAAGGTATCTCAATATATGAATGATAACGCTAGGCAATTACTTATGGAATCTAAAGATTAAGGCGGTGGTCCCAATACGTAAGTGTTGGAGTTAAAAGAGGTGAAATGGTGTTAACTGAATTAAAGGCTAGATACCCAGCATCATTTCTTATTGAATATATCACGCAGTGTAAATGCGGCATGATAATAGTAGGCCGCGAGATAATGCAACAACTGGATATATTACTTGAACACTTTATTGATGCAGATATTAAAATAGATTTTACCGAGGCCGATAAACGAATTCGCTTTATTGAAACCCAGTGTAAACATTCTGAGGCTCCCTTTGCAGGGAAGCCTTTTTTGTTAGCTTTTTTTCAAAAAGCTTTTATTGAGTCTATTTATATATTTCATCTTTATGACCAGGAAATATACGATAGACACACAGACAATGAGCGCAGCAAAAGCGAGGAACTAAGTTGCGCTTACGGATGGGTTAGGAAATACCAAGAAGTATTATTGTTAGTGGCCAGAAAAAATGGAAAAACGCCTCTAATTGCGGCATTGTGTTTGGCAGAATTCTTTTGCGGTGAAAAAGGCACTAAGATATTATGCAGCAGTAATGACTATGCACAGGCGGACCTTGCATTTCAGGCTATTAACGCCATGCGTGAAGAAAGTAAAACCCTTGAAAAAGTTACGAGGAAAAATATTAAAGGGATATTCTTCGGAAATCCAAGAAACAAAAAACTTAAAGGGAAATTCAGTTATTCAAACAAAGGTAATATTTTAAAAATATCTGCCAAGACTGGCGCCAAAGAAGGCAAAAACATTCGTGTTGGTATGGTCGATGAGATACATGAAATGAAAAACAAAACACCGATCATGCCAATTAGACAAGCACTGTCAACGCAGGATAACCCTATTTACTTTGAGCTTACAACTGAGGGATTTGTCAATGATGGCTATCTGGATGAACGATTAAAAGAAGCAAGACAAGTGTTAGATGGTGAACTAGAAAGACCGCGCTTGCTAATCTGGCTTTTTACTCAGGACAACGAAACGGAAGTTTGGCAAAATGAAGAATCATGGGTAAAGTCTAATCCTGGGTTAGGGACAATAAAAAAGCGGAGTTTTCTGCGCTTGATGATTGAAGAATCGAAAACAAGCAACTCAACTAGAGCTTTTGTCATGTCGAAGGATTTTAATTTTAAACAAAATAATGCGGCAGCATGGCTTATGCCTGATGATATTAATAACCCTGAAACATTCAACATAGATGATTGTAAGGGTTGTTTTGCTATTGGTGCTGTCGATCTCAGTAAATCAGGGGATTTAGCCTCTGCAAGAGCGATTATAATGAAAAAAGGCAGTAATAAAAAATATACCCTACAGAAATATTTTATCCCTGAGTCAAAAATTGATAATTTAACGAAGGATGAGAAGGAAAAGTTTCTGGATTGGGTGAGAAAAGACTTAGTTACAATCTCGCCTGGCAATGAAAATGATTTTAGCCTGATAACTGCCTGGTTTGTCATGTTATATAAGGAATATGGCATTAGGATATATAAAACTGGTTACGACAAATGGAGTGCTATTTATTGGGTTAAGGAAATGGAAGGTGTAGGCTTTGACTGTGTGCGTGTGGATCAATCCTTTGGCAGCATGTCAAGCCCTATGAAACTGGTAGAAGCCGACTTAAAAAGCAAGCTTATCAATTACAACAATAATCCCATTGATAAACAGTGTCTTGAGAATACGGCACTTACAATCAATAGTAAAGCGGATATCATGCCCACGAAAGTCCAGAGCAAAGATGATAAGAAAATTGATGGTGCTGTCACGTTAATCATCGGCTATAGAATATATATTGACAATCGGTCAGAGTTTTTAAGACTGGTTGAAGGGAGTTGAGTCATATAAAAAAAATACTTACACGCATATTGCCGATTATCGAAGACCTATTACTGCTAATAGGTCTTAGTTTTATTTCAGGCGGTGTGTTTTTGATCTATTATCCCGCGGGGTATATTGTAATTGGTTTGGGATTGATTAGCTTTGCAGTACTGCTGGCTCGGAGAAATACGTGATATCGGTGGTGATGAAATGCTGTTAGATAGCCTCTTTGGTAAAAAAAATAATAGCCAAATGTCATACGCGAAAATGCTTGATGGATCATGGCCGATATTTTCACAATTTGGTACAGATATTTATATGTCGGATGTAGTCCAGAATTGTATCGCCTGTATTGCTGACGAAATTGCAAAGTTGCAGCCCAGGCATATACGTACCGATCCGTCAGGGATGCAGTCGACTCCGAATAGCAGTATTAATAGACTATTAAAGTTTGCTCCCAATAAGATCATGTCAACGTCAGATATGCTGCAAAAAATAATATGGACACTGTATAAGAATTACAATGCATTTATCTATCCTGCATACAATTTAGTCCTTAATAGCCGTGGTGTATACAGCAAGGAATACACAGGGATTTATCCTCTTGATCCAATCAATGTAACCTTCTTGCAAGATGAAGCGGATCGATTATTTGTTAAGATGGATTTTGCTGGTGGTAGTAACTTCACTCTCCTATATGATGATGTGATTCATTTGCGTAAAAAGTTTGGCGAAAACAGCATTATGGGTGGCAGCAGTAACGGCAGACCAGACAATGCAGCCTTATTAAAAACATTGTCTACGAATGATCAGATTACGGCAGGATTGGGAAAGGCGATCCAGTCAAGCATGTCAATTCGAGGCGTATTGAAAATCAATACGATGCTTGACGATGAAAAACAGGCTGCTGAAAGAAAACGCTTTGAATCTGCTATCAATGATAGTAAAAGCGGCATTCTGGTACAAGATTTGAAAGGTGAATATACCCCATTAAGCACTGATCCAAAGGTAATAGATGCTGGTACAATGGCTTTTGTCCAGTCTAAAATTCTAAATTGGTATGGGGTGTCTTTACCAATACTGAATGCTGATTTCACGGATATTCAGTATGAGGCATTTCAGGAAAAAACACTAAATCCTATTATCGTTGGTTTAAATCAAGGGTTTTCTAGGGTCTTATTTACGGATACTGAACTTGCCCATGGCAATGAGATACAGTTTTTTCAACAAGATTTAATCTTTTTAAGCGTGCAATCCAAATTAAATTTAATAAAAACTGCTGGTGAAATGGGCATTCTTACTGATAATCAGAAGCTTGCTATATTAGGCATGCCTCCCATTGAAGGAGGCGAACGCAGAACCATGAGCTTAAATTATGTTGATGTTACGATGGCAAATGAATACCAGATGAAACGGGCAGGGGCTGCTAAGATTGATACCAATATTACATAAAGGGGTGAACTGGTTTGATCACTAAAGATAGGCAATATCGAAGTTTTGATTTTGAACTTCGAGAAAAAACCGAAGACGGAAAAATGATTATCGTCGGTAATCCGATTGTGTTCAATCGGGAGACTATTATTTGGGAATATGACGGTGTGCAGTATAAAGAGGTTATTGATGCAAAGGCATTAGATGGTGCCGACATGTCAGACGTTGTTTTAAATATTGACCATACAGGAAAACCTGCAGCAAAGACAAAGAATGGCACATTGATTCTTGATAAACGCATTGATGGATTGTATATCGAAGCTGATTTAAGCCAGAATGCGACTGGCAGGGAATTGTATGAGGATATCAATAATAAGTTTTATGATAAAATGTCATTCGCCTTTTCTGTATTAGAAGACAGTTACAATCAAGAAACACATACACGCACGATATTAAAAATTAAAAGGTTGTATGACGTAAGTGCCGTAACGTTTCCGGCATACTCAGAGACGTCAATTTCAGCTCGATCTTGGGCAGAGGCTCAGCATGATATAGAGGTAGCGGAGGCTGCGGCAACGGAGGTTGCCAAAAGGGAAGCGGAGGCATCCAAAATAGAAGTAATGAGATTAAGAACACAAATATTATTAAAAGGATAAGGTGATTGATAATGAAAAATAAACTATTAAAAATGCTTCAGGCAAAAGAGGCCCGCAAGGCAGAATTAGGAACTAAAGCCAATGCAACGGAAGACGTAAAAGAATTACGTTCGATCAATGCTGAACTAGATGGACTTAATACAGAAATTGCAGAACTACGCGGGATGATCGACGGAATGCAAGATGATCCGCCTCCACAAACAGAGCAGCGTGGACAGCAGCCTGTGGGAACTGCACAAATTTTAGGTTCATATGGCATAGGCGCCCCACCGAAACAGCCGGAGCAACGTTCCGAAACAGAGGATTTATACGGAACTATGGAATATAGAAAAGCTTTCATGGAATATTGCAAGTCAGGTAGAATTACTCCTGAGCTTCGTGCAGATGCTATGACGACTACTTCTGAAGCATCGGCGGTTATTCCTACGACCATTCTGAATGAGATTATTAAGAAAGTAACCAGCTACGGTCAGGTGTTTAGCCGTGTTCGTAAATTAGCGATTAAAGGCGGCGTAACGGTTCCTATTCTGTCTCTTA